AAGTTGCCACCGATAACTGAATAATAGATTGGACGGCCAGAGGAGCTCAGTGTCTGACGCTTCTGTGCCATCTCTTCTGGCGCAAGATACTCGAGCGCCTGACTCGGGCTTGTGTTCAAGCTGAAGCGCATGACGCGCCAGAAATCCGTAGGCACCGCCTCGTACTGGCTATCGACAGTGAAGCTATCGTCCCTTGTGATGCGGGCAGGGTGCGTGATCATGCGGTTTAGTCGAGCCTCCGCAAGGTCGATAGCCATCGCGGACACGCCCTCGTCATCAATGTCCGAACGATTCGCGTGATCCTCTAGCGCGTTCTTGAGCGCGGTGTAGCTGTCGATTATCGCGGTGCCAGCCATCTAAACCATCTCCATCATGTCAGGGCGTATGTGGTCCCACGCTCCCGCGTCTGCCATCGCTTTTTCCGCGAGCACATCCTTCATCTCGTACACATATGTCCCGATATGCCCGATCTCCCAACTGATGTCATGGTCAACGTACACCTCCACCCCCACCTGGCGGCATAGGCCCATGAAGTACAGGTCCTCACCCACAAAACGCTCTTCCTCCTCAAGCCACGGCATCGCGAACCAAGGGTACGGCACCCGCATGAGTGCCTGCGCCTGGATACACAAAACGCCCGTGCCGAGCACGTGGCAACGCTCCAGACCGCGCACCTCCTTGTCAGGGAAAACGGCCTCCAACTTGTTCGGGTCACCTGGCACTTCTCTGCGAGCTGTCGCACTGATAGGACGGCGGCGCTTCGCGATGTTCGCGCCCACGATGTCCACATCATGCGCCATGAGGCGCTCAAACACATCTTTCGGGAACCGCTGGTCAGTGTCAATGAAGATGATGTGCGTTGCCCCGCCTTCTAGTGCAGTCTTGCACAGCTCGTTGCGCTGCTCTGCAAGTAGGGTCCCCTGCCGGTAGTGAATGTTGAGCGCATCGTCACTCGTGGCCGCGTGGTAACCAACCGCAATCGCGAGGTCATGCGCGAACTCAGCATCCACCTTGTCCGCAAACGGCAGACAGAGGCCCAACGTCCTCTTACTCATCCCTCTACTCCTCCCATTAAATGCGACCAGGCCGTGTTCTGAACGCCCGGTTGTCGCTGTTGTTCAAAAACTCCTTCATCGCGGTTTTGTCCACGAGCAGGTTCACGCCAGTCTCCCTGCGAACCTTGTCAATCACTTGCAACGGGACGCTCGCAACATGGTTAAAGCCATCACGCCAGCGTTCCCGTTCATCCACCATCGCGTACCTAGCTTTCGTTTCTGCCACAATGTCCGTGACATCGCCCGTGGTTTCCAGCACCTGGTCGCCAGTATCTGGGTCAAAGTGGTGCCGCTCCACGATCTTTGTCGCTGGGTCGTAGCCGATAATCCGAGTGTGCCAAGCCATTGTAGTGCCCTGTAGTGAGTGGGAGAGGGCAGGGCTCCGATGCCCCACCCTCCCCCGTACTCAGTCTTAGGATGAGGTCAGATCGGCCACGATTCCGTGGGCCGCTTCATTGTCAACCTGCAACCCACACTCATTGATCAGCATACGCTTCTCTCCGTCGCCGGTCTTCGCCATCTCGTGGATGGAGTATGGGCGAAGGTGCCGCACCCTCGCGGCTGCCGGATCGATGATGTACGCAGCACTAGCTGGCTGGAAGCGGTTAGGTACAACCGAGATGCTACCGAAGTCTGAGATGTAGATGTCAGCCGCCGCCACGATGGTCGAGGGGCCTTCGGAAGCCTGGAACCGCTGCGCTGCGATACCCGCAAAGGCGCTGGCCGCCTGCTTGTTGAATGACCCAACCATGAGGATCGACGGATCGCCGCCGGAATCCCACACCTTCTTGACGACTGACTTGAGCAGCGTCTCGGTGAAGGCGCGGGTTTCGCCGTCAGAACGGGCACCCGTGGGGGCGCTAGTCCAGACAGGGTCAACGCCGTTCGTGGCACTGGACGATACGTTCGTCTTGAGCCAAGCGGACAGACCGCCAGTCTCGCGAGCAGTCGTGTCGTTTCCTGCGACAGCCGCGTTGTTCGCCGTGATGTTGGTCTCAATATCACGCTTGAGTTCCCGCGCCTTCTTGGTTGCCTGGTAGCCAAGCTCAGAAGCACGGCCAGCCTTGTTGACCTGCTGCTCCGTACCGGAGATCAGGAACTCTTTACGGCTGATGCTCGTGTAGTTACCCAACCGCGTTGTCGCAGAAACTGCGGTATAGGTATTCCCAAGGTCGTCGCCCTCAATCTGGTGGTTCTGGGCAGCGGCAGCGAGGGAGTCCGTCTGCCACTCGAAATAGGTGTTAGAGCAGCTTTCACTCCCGATATTCGACATGAACGGGCAGTCGGTCGGGCTGATGTTGCTAATAAGGTCGCTCAGGTCCTCACGGATGCCAGCGGCATCGTAGGAGCTGAACGTGGTGGCGAGCTGTGCCATGTTCTATCTATGTCCTTTAGTAAGTAGTTGGCCCATCAGCGGCGCGATATCGTCAACGGTACCTGACGCTGCTCGTGCGCGGAGGGCTTTGTCTGGCCTGCTCCTAATGCCGGAGTCACCGGAACCAGGGGCGGCTGCTTTGGTTTTTGCTTTTTTGGCTTTACGCCGACCAGTGGTCTGCAACTGCCTGAACTTCATTGCGTCTCGCAGCACGAGGACCATGCGGTGATCGAACACCGAGGCGAGCTCCTCGTCAGAAAAGCCGACACCTCGCGCATAGTCCGCGATGTTCCCCTGCTCGTCCATTTGCACTTTCTGGTCTGACCATTCGGGCAGTTTATCCTTGAGTGCGTGGGCCTGCGATTCACGCCATTGTGCAAGCTGTTGCTCTTGCTCGTACATCTGCTGCTGCTGGACACGCGCACGTTCCTGCTGTACCGCGCCTAGCTGCTGCATATGCGTAGCGAACTGGTCCTTAGCGTAGAGGTAGTCCGAACGAGAGCTGTACTGTTCCTCTCGTGGCTCCTGCCCTGCGCCCATCTGGAGCACCTGCTCGAGCTGCGGGAGCGCAGCCGCGTACTGGCTTCGCTCTTGTCGCATTGCGTTAAGCTCATGCTCCAGGTCCTTGCGCTGGCTTGCAACAGCCTGCGTCTTTTTTGTGTAGTCCGCTTGACGCTGGTAGCCCGCGATCAATTCAGGGAGGGGTACCTCAAACTCGTGACCGTCAACACGCACGGTGTAAGCGTTAGGCTCCTCACCCTCATCATCGAGGGGTTCACCATCGTCATCGGTTGCCTCAAGGGTGTCCTCGTCCTGCTCTAGCTCTAACTCATCCTCAAGGTCTTCGCCATCTGGTGCCACATCTATACCATCTGCCGGGTCCAACACGTCCTCCCCTTCCTCCACCTCAGCCTCGGTGGAGACTGGTTGTTGGGCGAACATGTTAGCGAACCTGCTTACAGCTTCACCTTCGGTAATACCTACCTGGCCTTCCATCATTCATCCCTCGTCTGGCGTTCAACGGATTCCCTGTCCCGGATGATCCGCAGTTCTCGCACGATTGCGTCTGATGCCTGTAGCTGATGCCACAAGGCCTCCCTCTGTACTGCACCTTCCTTGCACGCGGCCCACTCAGTGAGGATCCGCTGCTTCGCGGAAGAGACTGCTTCCTTGAACATCTTGCTTTCAAGGATGTCCTCTGCCGTGATGTTCAATTAGGAACGCGCCCTAGCTTGCGTTCCTCGACCATCGCCTTGATACCCGCGACATCAATGGCCTGGGAGTACTTCAACTCCGCCTCCTCAACCTCTAGTTCCAGCTTTGCCCAGTCGAGCTTGAGGCGTTCACCGTCCATGAGCATGTCGGACTGGATCTTCTGCATCTCAACCTGAGCCAGTAGTTCGGCAGGCTCGGGCTTTGGTTCAGGCGGTGGGGGTGGCTCAAAGTCCAACGGCACAGACTTAAAGAACTGTGACGAGTCCTTGTAACCGGACATCTCAAGAAGTTTAGCTAGAGTATTTCTGACATGGCCCAGCCCGACGAGCGGGTTGCTCATGCCCATTTGTGTAAGCACTTCTCTCTGGACCTGGAGCGTCTGTTGGAGGATCGCAATGCGATCTTCCTCTAGCCCGTTACCAAGGCCGCAGTTAATTGTGACGTCCATGTTCGCGTTCCAGACACTCGGGTCTATCGGCACGAACTCGTTACGGAGACGGACCATTTTTACTTGGTCCTGGTGCTGGACAAGCAGCCTGAGTAGGCCCTTGAACAGCCGCTTCATCCCCACCTCTGCATAAATCCTCGCAATCAACTCCAGCCGCTGACGCGCAGCGTCAACTTGCGCGTTTACCGCAGCTTTCGTTGTGCTCTGGAGCGCATCAGCCTCCAGTGCGAGGTTGTGTGTGCCCACACGCTTGTCGCGCTCTGCCTCAAGCATCTCGAGGATCGGGAGCGCCTCTCTGCCCACGAATGGCATCGTGAACGGGGTAATCATACCGGGCGCTTGCTGCCGCATAATCGCGCCCACCTCCGTGTTCAGCACATCATTGATGTCCGCCATGCCCTCGACAACAGCCGTGCGGGGATGGATAGACATCGCGAGGCTGTCAAGCACATTGCGCTTGACTGATGTGATAATCTCCTGCAAGTCCTTGGTCTGATCCGCGAGGTCCTCACCGAAGAACAGGTGGGCTTCCGGGTCAGGGCAGAACGCGGCGAACGGACGGTCTGAGCAGGGCTCGTTGGCCACAATCTCGTAGCTGTCACCGACCGTGCATATCTTGCGCAGCTCTGCCAAGCCGTCGCCATCCCAGTCGATGCGGATGTATGTCTCAACGTAGAGGATGCGCTGCTCGTCGGGGTTCTTCGAGTCCCCAGGCCAGTAGCCGCCCTGCTTATCGTAGCGGGTCCAGACCTCATGGGTGTCCTCGAGGACATCCGAGTTGCTGATATGCCGTCGCAGGAACTCAGGCTCGTAGCCAAGCGCCACAAGGTCAGAGAACCGGACCAGTGAGCGGTGCGCCACCATCCTGCTGTCGTCGATGGACCGCGCCCTGCGGTCGATCAAGAACTCTTCGGGTGGCACCGCCTGGATCCGAACACGAGGCGCTCTGACAGTGCGCTTGATCAAAGCATTATGGCGCTGGGGAGGTTCAACGCCCATCTGCAACGCTACTGCCAGAGCTTCTTCCTCGGGTGTGCTCTGGATTTCCGCAATCTCAGCGCCTTCTTCCGAAAGAAGTAGCGCGAGCTGCTCGTCTGATAGATCCGTGAACTGGTGGTAATCGACCTCAGCCGACTCATCAAGCCAGTACTTCACGATCCCAGCCTTCTGCATCAGCGAGTCCTTGAACACGCTGTAGAAGACCTCAAAGCCGGGATTCTCCTGCATCACTACATGATTCACATAGTCCGTGGCCTGTTCTGCCACCGCTACGTCTTCAGGGGCGGTTGGAACGAACTCTACAGGCCGCTGTGAGCCAAAGAACACACGCATGAGGCTCGGCAGCACAGACTGCACTGCATCGCGCACTTCGCGGGACACAATCTGGCTTCGGCCCTCCTCCTCGTTCCCGATAGAGTCGCCACGGTAGTACTCGAGGCTGCGGGCGCGTTGGTGCCCGATCTCTTGGTCGATGAAGCTGACGGCATCGTCGATCTCTGCTCGGACAATGCTGTGAAGCTCTGTGTCGGTCAGAAGGGGTGGCAGTGACTCTCCTGCCACCCCTTCTCCTGACCCTGCGCCATAGATTTCTGGATCCATGTCTAGAAGTTTAGGCTTGCCTAAACCTCGGGTCAACCTTTTTATGCTCCATGCCTGAAAGTTTAGGCTTGCCTAAACCTCGGGTCAACCTTTTTATTACACGACACCCTTGACCTTTCGCTTGAGAGGCTTCCTGCTCTTCCCTGTCGTGCCATAAAGGGCCTTGGCGGCGGTGTACGCGAACGTGAGCACTAACGCATCGGCCCTGTCTGGCGAACGCTCACCGCGCCGCTTCAGATCCTTCTTACTCTCAACCCTCATCTTGCCTGCTGGTGAGTAGTCCTTTTTGACCAGCGCCAGTTCTTCGACCAGGTGCGTGTCCCGTGGGATACGGCAGTCCCTGCGCTCAAACCAAGCCCGACACTTGTCCCACAGCTCGTCCTTGAGCTTGACGTACGCCTGTTTTGCCAGCGCTGGGCTTTCCGCCACGTTGACACCTCGTGCTGGTAACCCCATCTCGCGTAAGCGGTCGAGGACACCAGCCCCGATCCCGATCACATCAACCAGGATCATGTCCGGACGGCTATCGAAGGCGAGCAGGTCCCACTCGCTCTTGATCTGGGCCGCGAGCTGCATCGTGTCCAAGTCGTCCCACAACCGTATCCGGCTTACCGTGTTGCCTTGCCGCTCTACCAGCACACTCTTGTCGTCGCCAAACCTCGCGACATCCACACCCCATAGCTTTGGCTCAGAGCTCGTAAGGCTCACGTCACGCTCGACCGCGCTTTCGATCAGCTCCCGCGCAATCACGGTGTCATCGTCTGCGGTCGGGAACTCGCCCAGGACGTGGATTCGGTACGCATTGCTGCCAGCGCCGTACTTGATCCGCATTTCTTCGAGCCACTCGCGAGATACGCTAGGCACCTCCTCCGAGTTAACGTGCAGCGTGTGCCATTGATCCCTTAGAACGGTATGTGTGCTGTGGAAGTAGCCCGTGTTCCTGTTCGGGTTACCAGTCAGCACCATGACACTGTTATCGTTCGCCATTGACCCTGAAAGGCTCTCGAACAGTGTGTCATCGACACCAGCAGCCTCGTCCACCAACACCAAGGTGCCACCCTCCGCGTTAATACCCTGAAGCGATTCTGGGCTGTCCTTTCTCGCGGTTCTGATCGTGACAAAGTTCTCGAAGGGCTGGCGCTCTATCAGCCGGTAGTCCATCCGCTCCATCTTGACATCCCACCTGTCAGCCAAGCTCGGGGGCAGGCGGGCAATCCACTTCTTGAACTCCGGTACGAAGGCGTCCGAGAGCTGGCTTGACGCGGGCGCGGTTACCACCGTTTTTGCGTCTGCCCTCGTCATCTCGAACCAGATAGATAGCCACGCGAGTACGGCTGTATTGTGGGTCACGATGTGGCCCGAGGTGACGAATAGCTCACTGGGGTGCGCCACCTTGATACAGACCGCAGGCCCACGGCCAGCCGCTTCTACGGACTGGATGTACCGATTCCGAGTGCTCCTGAATTGGTGGCTCTCGACATCAGGAGTATATCGATCGCTCTTCTGCGAAAGGCGGAAGGGCGCGACACCTGCGGGCAGTGTTACTCGCACTCGATATGATTCACGGCCAGGTTTGCCATTACAACTCGTGGTCCTTGCCTTGATCCTCGCGAGGCCACCGAGCGACCGGGTGATCTCAGCCACCCCCTCAGCTAAGGCGAGAGAGACACTGGTAAACGAAAGCGAGTTGTTCTTCACACCCACGGTCCCGTCTGTGTCCATGAGCCCTTGGAGGATCGCAAGCCGCTGCTCCACACTGCCCCGCAGGTACACCTCAGGGATCGCTTTCTCCCAGGACCGGGACCATAGTAGGCCCATCTCACGAAGGCTCGCCCTTAGCCCAAGGATGGAACACTGCATGGCCGAACTGCGGCGGTCCGACCAAATGGTCCCCACCTCATAACCCACAGCTTTGATGTTCTCGAGGATCTCGGGGTCCGCGAACGAAAATCTCCCGTCCGAGTGCCCATCCCCGAGCCACGCGCCAAGGACATATGGGTGGATGGGAACAGTCGCATAGGGGTGCCGCACAGCACCGACCATAGGTATCCGGTGGTTGGCGTAGGGCCTGCCACCATTAGACTGCTCCAACGTGGCGGCGACCTCGGCGGTGGTCTTGACTGAGCCCTCGCAACCCCTCCGGCGCTCCGTCCGGGACTGCGTGAACCATAGGTGCTCGGCATCGGCAAGCACCGAGCTCCCATCGGACACTGTGACCCGGTATAAGTCGCGCTCGCCCTGTGGGAAAACCCCGAGCACGTCTGTTGGTGAGCCGTCACCCGCAATCACCTGGTCCCCGGCTCGGAGGTCTCCGATTGGTCTCCAGCCCGTGGGTGTCAATACCGGCTCAGATTCCCCTAGAGCCTTACCCACCTGCCTGCCAGACCTGACGGATACACGCCTGCTGCCCTGCGCTACCGCGTTCAGGATCTCTGCTTGGTGCTCTCTAGGCTCTGCCCCAAGCATCAGCTCCACGAACTTCACCGGCTGGAGCCTGAGTACGAGTAGCTGCTCCTTACTTAATTCCATCTAGCTCCAGCCTCCACTTTGGTTCAAACGGTAGCGGGTACATCGGCGGCTTTTCGGTCATGATCGTGTGGGCATGAAAGATTTCCTTGTCGGTCAGCATTTCCTGCCTCGCCATGTACGCGGCATGATGCCTGGCGCGAAGTGTGCTGTTCGCGTACCCGTAATGCAGTAACGATGCTTCGCGGGGTATGTCCCATGCTGGGCCAACGTCACTCGCGTTCAGCGGTAGGTGTCCTGAGTGCCAGCCCCTGGTGCTCCAGTGCCACTCGTAATCCTGGTAATGCTCTACGTTGATCGCAAGCCACCAGGGGCGCACACGCCACCAAGCGTCCTGCCGGTACTCCTGCTCGCTCCACATATCGTAGACACGGAAATTGACAGCGTTGCCTTTCAGGTGTGGCCGGAAATCACCCGCTGGCATATGGTCGGCATCCATGTGGACCACCCACTCAGCACCTTGGGACACCCAGTCCCACAGATGCTTCCGTGCAGCCCACTCGCAGTCCTCCATCGTGCCATCGTAGAAGGTGTACTTGCAGTCGTGCTTCTCGAGTAGCGCGATGTGGGCCGGAATGTCAGCCGTCGCGCCGTCGATCTGACAGAACACCTCTCCCAACTCACGCCAGACAGGGAGCAGCTGCGGCAGGAACCTGTCAGCCTCGTCTTTGACGAGCGTAGCAATTCGCACGTTCATTCTGGGTGCTGGTAAAGTGAGAGCCCCTTGAGAGCCAGGATATTGATGTTCGCAAACGCTCTGATCTTATCCACACCAGACCAATTGCTCCAAGTGTCGTCCCACGCAATAATGCCACGCGGACTCAGCCTTGGAAGGACATGAAGCGCGTGGCTCCACCTCAACTCAGTCTCCTTGTTACTCGCGCCGCTCGCATCTATGTACGCGAAGTCAATCGGCTGCTTGATCGCGTCGAGCATATCCAGGAAGTCTCCGTGGTAGAACCTGGTGTTTGGGGGCAGATCCTCGACTTCAGGCCGCTCCACAATGTCAGCCGTCCAGACCCTCGAGTTGGGGTTGTGCTCCCCGAGCGCCCTCGCGGCTGCGCCTCGGTATGTGCCCGCTTCCACAATCGTGCGAGCCCCGATCATGTTCGCGAGGCCCGCGAGCACCATGCACTGCGCCGGATCAGTCATTTTCGCGTTCGCCTCGCCAGCCATTAGGGTCCACGTAACTCCATCCTACCTTCAGCATCATCTTTGCCTCCGCAATCGCGGCTGGGGTTTGCTTTTCAGGGGTGTCCAAATGCAAGATCGGGAGCCCGGTGACCGCGATCTGCTTGATTCCCCGCGTCTCAAGGCCCAGACAGAACGTGCGGTCCTCGCCGCCCCACATATCTGTGCCATTGCGACGGCGCAGTGATTCGAGCAGCGGCGCGTAGTTGGATTCCAAGCCTCTGCCACGGATGAGCGTACAGGCACCGCCACCGTACACCTCAACCTCTCTCGGCTCGCCCATCAGCATATCAAAACCAAAATCCGAGCCGAGGATGGACATCCCCGCGGCTAGTTGGCTATCCAACTCAGGGGTCTGGCCGTAGGGTGACACATCCCAGACCTGTGGCTTGCGGTTCAGGCCGCCGGACCAATTGCTCAAGAAGACACCGTACACTACGTCCGCGTCCGTGTCTAGCATTCGCTGGAGTACCCAGTCGCCAAGCAGCAAGTCATCGTCAACCAAGAACAGCGCGTCGTAATTAGCGTCACTGTTCACCCGATCAATGAAGCCCTGACGGACCATGCCAATCCTCTCCATCTTCCTGCCAAACCATTTCGGGCCACCAGGGTCAGGGCACTCCGTATGCTCAATCTCGAGTGTGTACTCACTCGACAGGGACTGGCTCAGTAGACAGTCGCGGTGGGCGGCGAAGATGGAAGAGTCAATGCTTCGCGTCGGTCCGCCAGCTAGGATTCTCATACGCCCACCTTCTCTGGCAAGTGCGCCCATTTCTCGTGGCGCTTGATCCTGCTCACTTGCGTTTGGCTCACCCCGAAGTCAGCGGCAATCTCACGTTGCAGCCTAGGATCAGCGCGAATGGCGTAGATGTCCTCTGCCGTGAGTTTAGCCTTGCGGTGGGCTTCACCCTTCGCCTGCCGACCCTTCTCAGTTTTGTCCCGCATATTGTCTGCGTTGGTCCCCAGGAATAGGTGGGCAGGTCGGACGCAGGCTGGATTGTCGCACTTGTGCAACACACAAATGCCGTGATACCCCTCACCCTCGGGGATTGGACCATTGGCAAGCGTCCAGGCGACTCGGTGGGCCTTCTGCATCTTCCCGTCTAGCCCGAACCGACCGTAGCCCTTCTTGTTTCGGTACGCCTCCCACTCCCAGCAGCTCGCCGGATTCGGGTCCAGCGCCACCTTCTTCCAGAAACGCAGTCTCGTTTTTCTGTCCACCATTTCGCTTACTCCATCCACAAGGTGCTGTAATTTAGCGACCCAAACAGATCTTGAACATCGGTCGCGCTGCGCAGCCAGTCAAACGCGGGCTGCAAGCTCTCGTCAATATCACCTTTCGCGTACCGCTCTTTCAGGTGGTTCGGGTCGGTAGAAGTATTCCGTGCATCCGAACCCCAGTCTGGAATATGGTCCAAGCCACAGAACCACGCCAGGTTAGCGATGTCCACTGCGCCGGGCGGGACCTTGAACCAGTGGACGTGGCCGTATTTCCGTCGGTCTGCCCAGGAACTGACTTTGCGCCAC